AAAATGCCAAAATACAAGATATCGATAACTGATTTAGAGCGCAAAGGCGGAATTGCAAAATTGGAACGTGATGGCTATTCTAGAGAGAAGATAATCTCTGAAATGTATAAGCGAACTGACGGAGCCACAACTCAAGAAAGAACTAAAATAATTTCAGACCTATACGACAGACAAAAACCATGCTAGGGGATTGACATGAAAAAACACACAGACGCAGCAATGGATAAAAAATTAATTAATAAGGCAATTAAGAAGTCTGAAGCTAAAGACAAAAAAGAAGACAAGAAAATGATAAAAAAGGCGGTGAAATCATGCCGTTAAAAAAGGGTAGCAGCAGCAAAACAATCGGCAAGAATATTAAAGAGCTTGAATCTACGGGGAAGTATCCGAAGAAACAAGCTATTGCAATTGCATTAAATGTTGCTGGCAAGTCAAAATCAAAAAATGTCAAGAAAAAGAATTGACTAAGTAATTAACTTAATTGATAATTTGTGCATCGCCGTATTATTTATTCCGTCAAAAATAGGGGTACGGCGTTAGTTACGTAGCCTAAACGACAAAAAGGCCGACTCTTTGCAGCGTTATAGCATTGTCATAAATTACGGTGACGCCGACACAAGTCAAAAGAAGGGTTAATATGACTGAAAATAATGAGATTGTTGAACCGGGTGTAAGTCCTGATTTAGAGCCTCAAGCGCAAACACCGGCAGTTGATGACATGCTACATAAAAGTATCGTATCAAAGATTGTTGAGCGTGAACGTTTAAAGGCATTTGAAAAAGGCAAACAAGAGGCACTTATGGAACTTCAACAGCAACAAACGCAACAACAAGCTCCTGCTGAACAAGTGGCAGCAGCACCGCAACAAATGGGTGGGATGGCTCAATTATCCGCAGCTGATATTGAACGAATGATTGCTGAAAAAGCTCCTCAAATGCTGCAAGAGCATATACTGAACATAGAGACCAAGCAGATGGTCAATAGTTTTGTTGCAAAAATGCAAGCAGCAGAAGCCAAATACCCCGGCCTCGAAGCAAAGTTAAATGATTTGGATTATAACTCCCTTGCCCCATTAATTGGCGTTGCCAATGAAATGGATAACACTGGGGATATAATGAAAGAGTTAATAGACAACCCAATGAAAATGGGCAATTTATTAACGCTTCAATATACTCAGCCTGCGCTTGCTCGAAGAGCAATGCTTGAATTGAGTAATTCAATTAAAACAAATCAAGAAGCTTTAGCTCAAGAAAAACAAGCTCAAGACCCGATGTCACAATTAAAACCTTCAAATGCTGGTATAGATAACAGCACAATGTCGGTTAGTGACTTTCGGAAAATGTTCCGAGGGTAATACTTAGGCATTGTAGTAACTGTTATCTCAAATTATTAATCTTTGGGGTATATTATGACAGTGCCATTAAATATTTTACAGAACGTACAAACATATCAAAAAGCAGAACTGGCTTGGTTGCAAAACTCTTTTGCCGGAATCATGCTTTCAAATAAAAAATTCAAAAACTTTAACGATTTAACTGCTAACTTAGGCGACACAGTAACATTTGACTTGACTCCTCGATACACTGGTTTCGCAGGTCTTGTTGTCACTCAACAACAATCTATACAGCGCGTTCAATCTTTGATTTGTTCACAAGCTTATAACGTTACAGCCGGGTATACTGACCAACAATTTATTTTCAACGTCCGTGATTACATGGATAGATTCGGTATGGCAGCCATTAAACAAATCGGTACCGAAGTTGAATCAGATATTCTAAAAAACATTACATCCAGTGTTATTACAAATGACCCTCAAAACTCAAGCTTTGGTCAAGCACAAATTAACAGTGGACCATATCGGTTTTACGGGGATGGTGTATTTCCTATTAACTCGTTTACACAGCTAGCTCAAATGGTTGCAAACTTCCAAGATTATGGCGCAGCTACGCATAAAATGTGCGCAATTCTTCCTGTGGCTAATATCCCTGCTATTGTTGGTACTGGCTTGAACCAATTTGCAGTGAATCGAAATAATGAATTAGCTAACTCCTGGGAATTAGGGAAGTTTGCTAATACAGACTGGTACGAATCAAATCTTCTGCCAACTCATGTATCTGGAACAATCGGTAATACTGCTTCACCAAACAACCAAATGACAGTTGTTTCAACAAACGATCCAACTGGTGCAAACGTTACTTCAATTACATTTACAGAGCCAACTAGCGGAACTGATGCCAATGCCATTAAAGCAGGCGACCTATTCCAGTTTGTTGACGGTGTAAGTGGCAAGCAAAACATGAGATTCTTGACATTTATCGGGCAAAAAGTGTCTCAACAACCTGTACAATTCCGAGCAATTGCTGACGCTGCCACTGTGGCTGGGACTGTGACTGTTCAAATTCAAACAATCAATGGTGTTGGTCTTGTGTGGGCGGCAAACCAAAACCAAAACTTGAACAATACTATTCAAGCTGGCATGAAAGTTACTCCATTACCAAGCCATAAAGCAGGCGTGTTGATGTCTGGCGACCAGTTTTACATGGCAATGCCAAGACTGCCTGACGAATCACCGTTCTCAACCGTAACAACAGTTGATGCTGATTCAGGCGCATCAATTCGTCATTACTGGGGTTCTCAATTGGGTATGAACAACCGCTTATATGCACGAGATTGTGTATGGGGCAGTACGCTGGTTGCCGAGAACAGCATGAGAATGGCTTTCCCGCTTTGATGTGAATGCGCAGCTACTGGCTGCGCAAAATCAATAAATAATTACGAGGACGACAATATGTCAGTAAATAATGGCCAAGTTAATAAAGCTTTTCCTTTTAGTTCATTCATCCCTTTTTATTTCAATGGATTAGGTATTAGCAATAATTCAACAACACCGAATACAAAATTGAACGTTGCTGCTGGTTCTTGTTTGGATTCGACTGGAACATATCAGTTAACTTTAAGTGCTACAGCTACAATTGATGCAACAACGAACGGTCTAAACGGTCTTGATACCGGTTCTTTGGCGGCAAGCACTGTTTATAAAGTGTTTTTAGTTGCTGACCCCGTTAGTCAACAAGCAGCCGGCGCCATGATTTCTACATCAGCAACACCCTTGTTGCCATATGGCTACAGCGCTTATTCATTGATTGGGTATGTAACAACCGATAGTAGCTCACATTTCTTGCTAGGCTACTGGTCAGACAATGATAGTGCTCGACGAACATTCACTTATGACGCGCCAATCATTGCATTAAATGCTGGAACACAAACAAGTTACACTGGCGTTGCATTGACTTCATTCGTCCCTCCTGTTGCGAATACTCAAGTTAATGTGTACATGTTATTTGCTGCTAATGCTGCTGGTAACACTGCAAATCTACAAGGGTATAATTCAACTGGCGATCAAATCACAGTGATTGCACCTGTTGCAACTGGCACTGCAAATACAACTGCTAATGTTAGCGTGTTGGCTCAATTAAATTCTTCTGCTCCAAGTATTAAATACAAAGTAGCAGCAGGTTCATTGAGTTTGTATGTTACAGGTTATGTATTTGACTTATAATTAAGGACTTGCCATGGCGTATACCGCTTTAGAATTAATAACCCGAGCTTATTACTTGTCTCAAGTGGTTGCCCGTGGCTTGCAAGTAGTGACAGGCGAGCAAATCACAGATGGCCTGCACTTACTTAACGCTGACCTTGAATATAAAAGCACAGACTTAAGGTTAATTCCTTATTTTGAGCGGTTTGAATTTGATACAGTTCAAGGGCAAGAAGAATATTTTATCGACAATCTTTTGTATGTTGACTCATTAACTTTTAACATTAGCAACGTCAGATACAGCTTATTAGAGTTTACTCGCAAAGAATATTTCGCGGTTCCTCGAATCGATAACGTTCAAAGCTTGCCTTATTGCTATCGTGTAGAGCGCGAAAGGGGCGGAGCTAGAATTTATCTGTATTTTGTCCCAAACCAAGTTTACAACATGCGTATGTCAGGGAAATTTGCGTTAACTGACGTAACGCTTACAACCGATATGTCTTTAATCTATGATAATTTTTATCTTGAATGGTTAAGATATTCGTTGGCAATTAAGATTTGCGAAGATTATGGCGCAACAGTCCCAGATGCTACGCGAATGAAATACATGGAAATGACTAAGAAGTTGATGGACGTATCGCCCGCTGATTTGAGTATTCAGAAGAGGGGATATTTTAATAATAGTCCGGTTATGGATTGGCAATTGTACAATATACCTGGATGGGTGCCTTAATTTTAATCATAATGATTTATTTCAATTCATTGTTTAATAATAATGGTAGTGGAGAGGGCGGGAATATTTTAGCAAGCATGCATATCCTGTCTTTGGCTATTTGGTAGCATTCTTTATACGGTATATTTTTCTCCATTGAATCTTTTAATGATATTGCGACTGCCTCATCAGCCATTTCAATCAAGTTTAGTTGCCGTATATTCATTACATCTCTAGCATTAGGGTATTTTTGTTCAATTAAAAACAATCCGGTTAACTCCATTCGACTAAAATTCATGTAATACTTCTCTGCTGATTTGCTTCCTTGGTTTTTAGCGTATTGCACAAATTCCTGAATGACATCCATGCATTCTTTTCGTATTGTTTTAGATTCTTGTCGTTTTTCAAGCCAGTCGGTGTTTTTTTGCTGGGACAGCAGCTGTTGAATTATATTTCGCTGCTTAAAGAATTCTTTTGATAAAGTGCTTTTGAACTGTCTAACTATAGGGCTGTTTTTCATTAGCATAATAATTAAAGTGGCTTGTTCTTCATTTAAATCAAAAACTTCGGCATTTCGCCCTTTCGTTTTCAAAGTAGTAGATTTTAAATCTCGAAGCTGCTCCAAGTCCATTGACTTCCTAATTAACTTTAAAACAGTGCTGTGACTATGACCAACTCCATTGGCAATCATTTGAGATGTAGTAAATAAATTATTGTTTTTCATAAAAACTAACTCATTCATAATTAATTCCATATAAAAAGAACCGATCTTATTATACTTAATGAATAAAGTAAATAATATTGATGGCCTTGCCCGATTTTAAATCGGGAAACTTTCAATGCTTGAAGCCGATAAACTTAATGACTTTTAAAGTCATTAAGTGATGTTACTTAACAAAAATATTACAAAATTTCTTAAGTAACATTTAACACCACTCATTCAAAACAATTAGCATAAATCAACCTACTTGACATATCCTCACGCGCATGCTAACATGCTCTTCTAAATTAATAGATGGAGCATGTTATGTTATTAGATTTAATTATATTTTTTGCTATTGTTCGTTTTGTTAAAAAAAGAAACGAAGGTCGAAGTGATTGGTTTTACTATGAATGACCAAACGTATTTTTCAATTTTATCGCCAGCGGTATTTGAGAACCAATTAAAGTGGCTGCTCCTCCAGTTAAATAAGGCTTTAACTTCATATATTGACGATATCTGTTTTGGCCGTGCGACAACAATTTAGCGAGGTCTTCATGCCCTTGTTGAGATATAAGTGATCTCATCTCATTTAATAACCCGCGCCTAGTTTCCCCTATGTCGCGCCCAAACTGCCTGTTTGCTGCACTAAACACGTCTTTTAAATAAGCTCTTTCTCGCTGGCCAAGGTCAGATTGCAAAGAAAATAAATCTTTGTATTCTCCTTGTCTAGCTTTCTCTAATAAACGTCTATTTGCTGATGTGTTGGATAAAAATTTATTTTGTATAATGTCTTCAAATATTTCTTCAGGCACTTTCAAAGGGCTTACCCCTCTTGATTTAAGCTCTTTTTCTACTTTATTTAAATATTTTGCTCCCACACCTTTTCTTATTGGTAATTCGGAAGCTACTCCACCAATTCCTCCAAGAATAGCTCCAAGCGGTCTGTTTTCTGACTCAGCAGCTCCAATTGCGCTCCCAGCCAATGCTCTTGGCAGTAATTTTGTGCCAATGGCAGACCCGGCTATACCGGGAAGACCAAAAGGAGCAACGAACTCTCCAATTGATTCGGCTGCTTGTCCTGCTGAAGATTCAGGCGCGTACTCACGAAAGCTTGGCCTTGGCGATTTGTACGAGGGCTTCCCGGTGACATAACTATAAATATCCCCGGGTAACTGGGATATATTTGCTCCTGTATCACTTAGCCCCTGGAACAATCCTATTCCTGCTCCTTTCAAAGCATCTATACTTTGGTCTTTTATTGACGATAAAAAAGATTTTTGCGGCAATGATTCTTCTTTTACTCCTGTAGGAAATTGTTTGCGAAGCACCTCTTCGATTTGTTCGTGAGGCATATCATCAGGGAAATTACCATATTGCCCGTTAGGAAGCTTTACACGGATAGGCATTATTCTAGCCTCCCTGTTGACGGGTTAAATGTTAATTCTTTTGTTTTTGAGCCAAACTCAGACTTATTCCTCAACGCAGACGTATAAGTTCCTGTTTCTTGCTTGAGCAATCCAGTAAACGATTTAAATAATCTTTGAGCTATTTCTGGGTTGGTTCTCCAAGTTGCAGGATTTGCTAATGCTTCTAATTTTTGCAACATTGCCGGCTGAATACTATCACCATAGAACTGACGAACTTGTTTTGCTAGAAGCTGTGCTTTATTGGCAGATTCTAGATATCGCCGATAATCTTCTGATTCTGTGCCGGGTGCTGTGGCTGCTTTTATTTCTTCGGTTTTAAGTCTGGCAGTACCATTTAGCCCAGCAAATTTAGTTAAATCTTTTGGATTTATTGATTCAATGGTTTTGTCAATGTTAGATGCAAACAATACTTTTTTTCTGGTATCTGTGTCGGTAGATAGTTTTTGTTTTGTTAACTGATATTGGCCTAGCAATTCTGCTTGCCTGTCTGGCGATATTTGATGTTGTCTATTTGTATTTGGTTCAAATCCTGCTGCAACATCTTCTTCTTCTTGGCTTAACTTCCCAAGGTTTGAAGAGCTTCGTTTAAGCATGGTATCCGCTAATCTTTGACGGTAATCATTTAGGCCTCGAGCAGATTCTTGCTCCAAATCGTATTGTTGTTTTGCTTGTTGATAAGCAGGGTTGTCTTCGCCTAGTTGATTTTTTAGCATCTGAATAGAATATACGTCTCGAGCTATCCCAGTTAATCGATTAAATGGGTCTAACCCCATTCTAACTTGATCAGCCAAAGCATTTTTATAATTCAAATCGGCTTGCGCAAATTCATCTGCCCTTTCAGCCCGAGGGGTTTCAAATTTATTCTTTAATTGCTTCTCTAATAGTTGAGCCGCCAAAGTCGGTGGTTTATAAAAACTTTCAGCAAAATTAGGTATTGCGCTGCCAGTAAATCGAAATGGAATGCCGGGTATATTTACAGCCATATTAATGACCTCCAAACAATGAACCAAATCCACCGAAGATATTTGCCCATGCATTGTTGTTTTGCTGGTTTTTCCAGTCAGCTCCGCCTGCTGCATATTGAGCTTTAGTGCCGTATAAATTAGCTAACATATCGGCAAATCCTGTATTGGCACCATAACCAATTTGATTCAATCCTTGCTCACCTTGCAGCCCTTCACCATACAATCCTATTTGATTGCGCAAATAATTTTCATAATCACGGGCAGCTAATCCTTGGGCAATATCCATATTTGCTTGTTCATGCGCAGGAATGCCTAATTGTCCACCCGCGGCATGCGCATTGTTGGATGCGTTTAAAGCCTGTTGCAATGCAAATTTATATCCGGGTGATTCAGTGTAAGATTCACCCAATCGCCCCTGAACATTACCACCAAGCAAATCTTTGTATTGGTTTTGTAAATCAGATAGAGCGCCTTTTCCAGCTTCCATGTATGGCTGATAGTATGGTTGTGTTTGCCCGGGGATTTGGTTCAAATATCCCATTGCGGCTTTGGACGGGTCTTTGCCTCCCGCGCCAAACAAGCCAGCAATACCAGAAGCAATGCCACCGACTGCTGGAACGTTTTTAAAAATTGATGATAAGTCCATATACTTCCCCTATGCCACGGTGACAACTTTAAATGAAGGAATGCCACCTGATAAGATGGCTACTTTTAGCTCGTCTGTATCAGTATCATAAATAAGCGTTCCACCTTTACATGTATATACTGGGTTGCCAGTTGCTTGGTCAATAACAGTATGGTTTTGTATTTTCGTTATATTAGCCGTTGTCTGCGACGGCACAACACAGCCTTCACTGCCAAAATTATCTTGCAATGAAGAAATCAAAGTTTGTCTGAACGTTTGTTCTTCGTCTGTCGTATTGCCGTTTTCGTCAACTAGCCGTCCAACCGGTAAATTTGGTATTCTAATATTTGCCATTATGTGTATGTCTCTATTTCGCCTTCTGTGCACAAAAATCTTTCAAAACCATGAAACCGAATTTGAAAAGTGATGTCATTGGCTTGCCCCAATCGCTGAAATATAAATCTGCTTTTACGAACCCCGGTTGGGTTCATATCAATACTAATGCTGCTACCAAAGTTTTCCGCTCCATCTCTTGAGGTGCTTAAATCAACTCTTGCGCTTGAAATATAGCTTGTTGTAGTTGTCGAATCATTAACTTGGGTGTCAATCAACAATCCATTTTCAGTTGTTAAATCAAAACCATTTTCAGTCGCTAGTGAAATACCTTCTTGCCCTTGTTGTGATGTAATGGCAGTAAAAGTATTTGGTTGACCATTCTCGATGGTGAATCCTAAAGATTTAATAATAAAATATCGCTGGTCTGGTCGTCTTAATGGTGGCGTTATTCGTATCCTTGGTATTTCATCAATGGTGCCGTCTGCATAAGTAACATGGGGCAGTACAGTATCAAATAAATAAATGTTCCCACCATTTAAGCTTACAAAAAAATACTGGTTGTTAAAATATACTACCTCTCGAGCAGGGTGATAATTTAAATCTGGGTCTGAAATATTAAAAAACAAACCTGTTTCAAAATCGTATGCATACGATAAATTATCGGCAATAAAAGTGAATTGGTAAATTAAATGGCCATCTTGCTGAAATAAAAACGCAGTGCAATTAGTAGGCTCTGATAAATTGCCTAATTTAAAATCAATACCGTCAGTAGTGATTGCTTTGATGCTGTTGCCGGTGGCGACCATGATTACGGGACCTGATTGTTCATTAATAGCAAGCCATACAACATAGTTATTTAAATACGCAATACTTGCAGCATTTAAACACCCATAATCAACGTTAAATGTACTGGCTCTCTGATAAGGAAATAATGCATTCCCAACATCTTGCCACTGCTCGGCAACAGTATTACCAAACACAAATAAATTGTTACCTGACCCCGGTATTGGCAATGCTGCCTGAACATAATCAGGTTTTAACTCTAAAGCGCCTTGGTAAGCGGCTGAGCTTATCCAATCGGTTGCATCATTTAACGCAGATAAAACCCAAACACTGGTATTAAGACAAGCGATAATCAACCTACCATTTTGAAATGATACATATCCGGGATTTTGGTAAGGAAATTGTACTGATGTTAACTGTACGAATGTATTATTTGCATAATCATATACATATACATAAGACCCATCAGTAATACACAATTGTGAATTATTGTTTTCGCTGATGTATACGTCGCCGGAAGTTGTCGATAGTGTACTTATTTGTGTAGCTACAAGTCCCGTACTAATCCTATAAACAACATCACCCACGACGGCCAACATAAAATTACCACGAGTACTGGTATGAATTCCTCTGCCCGGCGCTTGAGAAGATGTTGTAATAACGCTCTTGTAGCCTGCATATGGGACAATAAATCCATCAGAAACAATCATGTTCCACGTTTGAGCATTACTAATCTTGGGGTAACGGCCAAATGACGAACCGCCAACGATACCAGCGGGGAATGGTTGTATTTGCTGCGATAGATTAGGGGCTGGCATTTTCTGCCTTATTCTTGTTGTTTTCTTGTTGTATTCTAGCATAATCAGCGTAGAATTGAACTCATTTAGCGCTGATAGGACAAAGGTTAAATGTCATTTTCCGATATCGTTGTATGCCCAGAATTACAGACATATTTTATTGATAAAGACACTGGCGCGCCATTATCTGGTGGCAAAGTATATTTTTATAGTCAAGACAATCCTACTGTTCTAAAAAACATTTATCAACAATCTCAGCTACCAAATGGCGAACCAACTTATACACTGCTGCAAAATCCAGTAACATTAACTAGCATCGGGACATTTGGTGATGAATCGGGCGACGATATTAATGTTTTTTTGTATCCTTTTATTGGCAGCCCTTTGGATGCTAATAGGGGCGAATCAGAGCTTTATTATATTGTTGTAAAAAGTTCTGGCGATGTAACGCAATTTACTAGAAGCTTCTGGCCTCCAGCAGAAGAAACACAATCATCTAATCCCGGCATTGCATTATCAAGTACGAATCAAATAACCAATTCACAATTTATTCAAACATCATTTATTGATTCGGCAACATTTAATGTTTCGGGCACTAATGCATATACATCTATTGCACCGGGATGGAAGGCATTGACGTCAGGCTCTGGAACACTAACAGTCACACAAATACCTTTGCCATTGACCAGCAGTACCAACGGCACCAACGCTCCTTATGCATTGCAAGTCGATTCATCAGGTCTTGATGCGGTGGCTTTAGTTCAACGATTTGAAGCCGATCCATTGTTATTGGCGGGTGGATTTATTTCTGGTTACGCGCAAATAGCATCATTGAACGGTTCTGGTGCGCAATCTGTATCATTGCAGTATCGTACATCTGCCGGTTCAACTGTCAATATTATAACCGAGAGCACTAACAATGATGAAAGTTTCAAAACCATTCAAGGAACTGTGGCAATACCATCCACAAATACGGATGTTGCGCCAGATGGGTTTATTGATTTTGTTATTGTGCTGCCTAAAAATATACGCATGCAAGTTACAAGTGTGCAATTGGTTGGAGCAACTACGCTTGATGCTGTTCCGCCTTATTTACCTTTGTCTACGCAATTGCAGGTCAGTAACTTATATTGGTACGATAAGCCATGGTTAAATTACAAGCCTATAGATAGTTACTTGGTTGGATGGGATTTTTCTTTTAATCCTGCGCAGTTTTTGGGTGATTCGGGGACTGTTTCGGTTGGTGCAAATAAATCTCAATACATTTGGGATCAAACCATTGCATTTCAAACAGTTTCTAATAGTTTGGGGTTTTCTCGTGATTCTAATACTGGCAGTTTGGTTATTACCCCGTCTTCTGATACATCTTTTGCTTTAGTGCAGTATTTGGGTGAAACAGAAGCGCGTGAGATATTGAGTCAACGATTGTCTGTGCAATTAAAAGCGCAGACGTCAGCAACTTCTTTGTTAGGCACTGTTTCAATGTTTTGGACAACAGACTCCACATTGCCAGATTTGAATAGCGCTAACTTTTTATCACTTGTGTCCGGGATAACTGACGCGGTACCCACGGCTGCGAATGGTTCTTGGACGCAAGTGCCCTATATCGGGACAAATCAAGCAAGCTTTGAATTAACATCTGCCAGCACTATTTTTGATTTTAATGGGTTTGATGCGACAGCAACAGCAGGCAAGACTACAGCAACATTCTTTGCAATCGTTATTGCATTTGACACCCTTGCAGCATCATCAACTATGACTATAGATTATTGCTCGCTTGTTCCCGGAGATATCCCAACAAGACCGGCTTATAAATCTGTCGATGAAACATTGAGGTTGTGCCAATATTATTATGAGAAAAGTTATCAGCCGTCTGTTATTCCAGGAACTGCTTCGGAGACATCTGGCGAACGCAAGTTTGTTCAATTTACATCATATCCCGGTGCAATGGGTGGTGGCGCCGTAACAATCAATTGTAGAGGAACTTCATTTGAACTTGTTTACGATCAAGTCAAAAGAACGCAGTCGCCCGCAATAACTTTATATAGCCCATCAACTGGATCGGCTAATAGTGGTCTTTGGACTTTGATTAACAGCTCTGTAGTTGTATCAACTTCAAACGTTGTTTCGTCGAACTGGAGTCAAGTTAGTCTGGGCAATAAATGCGCTGGATATGACCCGCTTGGCGTAGTGGGAGCTCCAACAACATTGGCAAGCGTACAAGGACCAAGTAGTTGTATTATCTTCCAATACACATGTGACGCAAGACTTGGATTAATTACCTAAGAGAGAAAAATATGTCTACAAAACTATCAATGACTCGTGATATCAATTCTTATAATGCATTTGGTATATTGCCGACCTATGATATTCAACGAACATCCTTAACTGCGAATGTTGCTCAAAGCATTACAGTTCCCAGTAATTACGCCAATTGGATTGCTATATTCACTTACACGCCGGGGGCTAATATTTGGGTGGATTTTTCAGGCGCAACCGCAACAGTTGCAGGCAGTTCTTTTGCATCCGGCACTGCTGTATTAAACCCCTCTGCTCGCCAAGTAAAAGCAGGTGGAACAATTAGTGTTATAACTGCTGATGGCACAAGTCCTTTTGTATGTATTGAATTGCAAGTAATACAGCCATACACAAACTAAAGGTGATTTATGAGCGTATTCCAAAATGCATTGGGGATGAATTTAACAAAGAATCAACCGTTGATTGATTCCCCATTTAATTCATCCTATGACCAAGGCGAATCATTCCCGCCTATTGGTTCATACCGAATGATTACCGAAGACGGTATTTACATGATTACCGAAACAACACTTGACTTCATGATTACGGAGTAAAATATATGGCCGATATAAAATGGTCTTCATTTCCCTCTACAACCGGGACATCTCCCGGGGATTCTCTGGTTGGCTTGCATTCTGGAGCTAATGAGCGATTTTTGGTGTCATCAACTCCATCTGCATCGGGTGTTGCGCTATGGGACTCCAATAGCAACCTGTCTGCAAATAATACAATAAATGGTTATGCAACAACCGCAACAGCGGCTGGTACTACGACGTTAACAGCTGCAAGCAAATATCAGCAGTATTTTACTGGGAGCACAACGCAGACAGTTGTCATGCCTGTGACGTCTACTTTGCAGTTGGGTCAATCATTTGAGTTAGTTAACAATAGTTCTGGGAATGTTACGGTTAATGCTTCTGACAGCAGTTTAATTTTAACAATGACACCCAATACGCAAGCTGTAATTACTTGTATATCTACTAGTGTTACGAGTAACTCTGGGTGGAGTAATCAATATGTATTGCAATCACTAGCGCCATCGCAAAACCAAGGGGGCGTAATCGCTTCTGGAGGCACAATAAATTCATTCTATTTATCTTATTCTTATTCATCTTATACAATAGCAGGGACATTTTACCCTTATTTATTGTCTTCTTCTTTTGCCGCTGTAAACCCGTATGGCCCTTCTACTTTTTCATTAGGAAATATACAGATAATTAGCACAATTTCATTTAATTGGAAAAATTTAACCACAATAACCGGCGATAATATTTTAATTTGCACAGGGTCTATGGCGTGGAATGCTCCACTTTTAACATCAGTGAGCTTTGCCAATCTTATTTATGCGGGGGCATTAACTTTAACTTGGACAAATTCATTGACATCATTATCAATGCCTAATTTGGTTTTTTTAGGTAATTTTACAGCAACAAGCGCGACATCTCTTCAATCAATTAGCTTCCCATTATTGCTTGTGATTAATAATAGCGGGAATTTGTCTATTTCTGGTACTTTGCCGGCATTGACGTCTTTTTCTATGCCTCTGTTGGCAGTATTGCCTGGAGGTATTACTTTAACCGCAAATGCACTAACTACTTGGTCAATGCCTTCACTGCAATATATAGGTGTAGCAGAAGACAATTTATCGGGAGCCTTTACTCCTGTGGCAAACAATTTGGCGACTTTAAGTATGGGTTCTCTTATCAGTGTTAATGGCGCATTTAATCCGACACTTCCTTTGTTAACATCTTTAACATTAACAAGTCTTCAAACAGTAACCGGGGCATTTGGTTTGACCGCAGCGTCTTTAACCACTTTAAGCATGCCAGCATTGACAACTTTAGGCTCAGGTTTCGCTCCTGTGTGCGCTGCTGCAACGACTGTAACATTGACTTTGCTGTCTAGTATCACAGGCACTGTTGCCGCGTCATTTGCTTCATTGACGACGTTGTCATTTCCTGCATTAACCACAGTTACAAGCACATTTACAATCACGGCAGCTAATCTTGTAACTTTCTCTATGAATACAGGATTATTGAATATTGGCGGAAACTTTACCATGACAGGCATGAAACTTAATCAAGCTTCTGTTGATGGCATACTGGTTCGTCTTGCAGCATTAGATGGCACAGGAGGAACCACTTCATACAACAACAGAACTGTTAACCTAAGCGGTGGAACATCATCAGCTCCGAGCGCCACAGGCTTGACTGCGAAAGCAACTTTGCAGGCTCGTGGATGTACTGTAACAACTAACTAGAGAGGGATTTATGCATATTACTGGACTAGTTCGATTAAGCAACACAATTAAAGAAGGTTCGTCGCTTGCTTTCGATACAATACAAATTGTATCAGAAGACACATTGACTGATTTAACAACGCCTTATTATCTTGATGACCCAGACATTATTCGGGATTTTTATATGCTGTGGGGTACGAATTTTGATTGGTATCCTAGTGATTTAATCCATATTTATTACTCTCCAGATAAGTATGGTTTTTTTAAGTATGATGAACCTAACCGATGCTTCACTAAACTTGAGGACTAAAAATGGCAATATTAAGCATACAAACAGCGCAACCAACTGGCTTAGTAAGTGTTACACCTTCTATCATTTACATTTTAACCAGTGATACTTACGCAACTGTCACCACAACTGGTTATTTGACCGGCTCAAAACAAGAAGGATTTACTTACAGCAATAACCAAATGGCGTTGGTATATACCACTGATGATGGACCAGTATGGTTGAAAGTCGTGATTACTTATTCCGATGCTACTATTCAAAATACTGTAGTGAGCCTTGTTCAAATAGCGTCGCCCGGTGATGTAGCATTACCTACAATTGCTAACCATTTAATGGTTTCGACCGACACTGATGGTTCTCTAGCTAATCTTACAGGTACAGCAATTAATGGCGGTTCATTGCAAGCTGGGCTATCAGGTACGGCAGGTACATTGATATCCTACCCATCTACTGCTTCTAAAGGCTCCTTGATTGTTGCTGCTGTTGCTAACTCAGGCAATACAAATACAACTATCAGCAACGCTGCTATGGGACAAGCATCTGTAATCTCAATCCCAGATCCTGCTGGCGCTACTGCTAATTTTGCAATTGCTCCTGCTGCATTAGTAAATAACAATTTAGTCAAAGCAAGTGGCACTGCTGGACTTGTTGCTGATGCCGGAATTGCTGCTACTGCTGTTATGCAAAATAACGCAGTTAATACAATGACGGGTTCTGGTCAAATCATTTTAGTAAAAGCAAACGGAACAGAAGCCTCAAATCTTGTTACTGCAAGTGGTAATGCTGGTGTGATTACAACATCATCATTAACAACTGCTGGTGGTTCAAGTTACGCAATCACTTGGACAAATACAAAAATAACAACTTCTTCTGTTATTTCTTTGTGCATCCAAGGTGGAACGAATACTACTCAAAACATAACATTTACTTGTGTTCCCGGTAGCGGTTCGGCTGTTTTAACTATTTACAATAACACGGCTGCGACAAGCCTTGATGGAACAATTTTAATCGGTTATACCGTTCTTTAATCATAGGTGATATATGTTAGGCAAATTAAAAGAAAAAATCAGTGAAATTGAGAAAGCGGCAGAACATGCTGTTTTAACTCCAGAAACATTACTTGCGCATCTCGACGAGGCGCGCATGTTATTGGATATGGCTGCTAAAGCTGCGCATGCGGTTGTTCCCGGCACGCCAATTGACATCGCATTAACAGCTGCTGATAGTGTTGCAGATGCGTTATGTTCGGCACATGATTAAGTAAAAGAGCCTGCTTCGGTGGGTTTTAAATTTGCCGCATTACTTTGATCGGGAATACGGCAAGCGTGTATTTGGTCATAATACAAGATAATCATTGATCTACTACAATCAACAATATAGGTAAGTTATTGATCTACTACAATCAACAACAATCATTGATCCACTAAAATCAACAATACAGGATAATTATAACATGAAAGACAAGAAACAAAAGTCATTTAACCATCAGGTGTATCAAAAGGCTTATAAAAGATTAAATTTATCTTCAACTCAAAGAATAATATTTCAACGTTTGCTTGGCTTTCTTATAAGAAACGACAAGCCCTTCCCTTTTACTGCTGTGTCAATGTCAGAATTGACAGGTTTTAGTTTAAGAACTGTTTTTAATGTGTTAAATGACCTTGAAAATTATAGGTTAATCAAACGTCATGGAATGGGCAAAAATAGGAAATTTAGCGCAGGAACTATTCTGTTAAAGATTTTTGCAACCGTGCAAAATAGATCAAATCCACGCCAGAACAAAAATAAAACAACCGTGCAACCAGTTCATCAAAAATCGATCAACCGTGCAACTGGTGCATACAATAAAACATCTCTTTATTTAAAACATAAAGATAATGATGTTTTTTCAAAACCAACCATAGAGCAAATACAAGATTTTCATTGGCATAAAAAAAATAATTGTTTAGGTATCCCAGATCAATTGAAATGGGTTGAACAATGGATTGATATTTACGGGATAGCTCAAAATTAAAGCCATGATCAGATTTCATAAAAAATAAAAATAAAAGTATATTTTTTATGAATTTAATATTGTTTTTTGTATTAAAAATAAAATACTTGGTTATTAATTTTTCTTAATTTATTTAAATTAAACTAAAATTGGTGTGATCAGATTTAACTAGGAAACTAAACCCACCACAAGGCACTCGAATACTTGTGGTGGGGCGCGACATTAAAAGTTATCGATTCCAATTTATGCTCGCATAGTTGCTAGCAATGCTAACAACATGCGGGAAGTATAATTGTTCGACATGGAATTAGCAAACAAGTAGTTGTATACTAAATAAAAACTTTGGAGCATATGAATGCCACAAATCCGAATTTCGAATCTTCCGCCTTTACCTCCAGTTACCGGGTCAGGGTCACCCCTAGGTACAGATCTTACCCCGGGCGTTGACGTTTCTGATTTATCTGAATCAAACCAAGGTACAACTAAAAAATATACTAGAGGCGCTGTATTTAATTATGAACTCGAAGCACTAGGATTCACCACCTATACACCTGTTGTTACGGCAACTACAGCAGCACTTACCGCAACATACAATAATGGGACTTCTGGCGTTGGCGCGACATTAACTAATTCAGGCGCTCAAGCTGCATTAACCTTGGATGGCATTACATTAACCTTAGGCGATAGAGTTTTAGTCAAAGACCAAGTTACCACTTATGAAAATGGTATTTATCTTGTATCCAATGTTGGAAGTTCATCAACCAACTGGGTATTGGTTCGAGCGCTAGACTACAATCAGTCATCCGAGATAGTTCAATATGGTGTTGTGCTAGTAAACCTAGGAGCAACCTACCAAGGTTCTTTGTATCAGCAAGTCAGCCCAACCCCAATTACAATAGGGTCATCAGCGATAACTTTCATTAGATTTCAAGCCGGAGCAATCTCCTTACCTGTGTCATTGGCAAATGGCGGCACTCAAGCCAATTTAACAGCCAATGACGGCGGTATATTTTATTCTAATGCGACAACAGGCGCTATTTTAAATGGCACTTCTACAGCCCTTAGAATGCTTCAATCAGGGGCTAATTCTGCGCCAAGCTGGAGCACAACAACTTGGCCGTCAACAACTAATGTTAACAATATTCTTTATAGCTCCGCCGGCAATGTGATTGGGCAAATATCTACAGCTAATAATGGCATTCTGGTAACTTCAGGAGCAGGCATCCCAAGCATAGGCAATACAGTGGGTGCAGGGCTTACAATGCCAAGCATTACATTTGATTCAACAACGGGAATCGTTGGAACCACTACTAATGATGTCGCGCCTGTGGGCAGTGTTGGATATATAGACAGTAGCGTTATAATGCTTGCAAGCGCAGTTGCATTGACAACAGCAACAGCTGCTAATATTACAAGTATCTCTCTTGAAGCGGGGGACTATGATGTTTGGGGGAATGTAACATTTTCTCCCGCCGCAACAACGAATGTTGTTCAGGCTCGAGGGTGGATATCTACAACAAGCGCCACACAACCAGATGAGTCTTTGCTAACAGGTATTCAAAATGCGGCTGCTGGTATTGTCCCGGTATCGGATTTTGGGTTTTGCGTTCCATCATTTAGATTGTCACTTGCTACTACGACAACCGTTTATTTATCTTGCATCGCATCGTTTACAGTGGATACATTAAGCGCATGCGGTGGAATTTATGCGAGGGTTAGAAGATGAAGAAAATAGCGCTGATTTTGGCAGGAGCGTCACTGATGTGTTTCTCATTAATAATGATTGGATTTGAAACAAAAGACAACCAAAAACAAGTAGTCTATCAATCAGGAGACATAAATGGAATCTAAAGGTTTATATCCACCAAGCAAAAGCGATGATGACAAACTAATAGCAAAGCTCGTTGAACACGAGGGCATGAAGCAAAGTGCTTATAAAGATTCGCTTGGTTTTTGGACTATAGGCATAGGAACGTTAATTGACGAAAAGAAAGGTGGTAAGTTAACAACGGATGAATGTTTTTACTTGTGCCGAAATCGTATAAACATCGCAAGAAAAGAGCTATCTAAATACAAATGGTTCTGCCAACAAGACAAAGTTCGCCAAGATGCGCTTATTGAGCTTGCGTTTAATTTAGGCGTTGATGGGCTGCTTGGATTTAAAAAGATGATTTCATCGCTAGAAGTTAATAGTTATTCGTCTGCAAGTAAAGAATTAAAAGACAGCAAGTGGGCAACGCAAGTATCTAAAGCTAGAGTAGAAGATATTTGTTACAGAATATCTAACGGCAAGTATAAATAGAAAGTGCCGTGCAAACTCAACAGGGATTTGCACGGCTAGTATTTCGTCTAAAATACTTAACTACAATACAAAACAATCAATAATAAGTCAATACATGAAATTAAATCCTGAAACAATTGCTCATATACAAGTATGCGACTGGTTGTCGCAGAAAACAGACTTGCCTTTTTATCATTTCGTTCAAGAAGGCAAGAGAACATTCACTAATGCGAGCATATTGCATCGAATGGGATTTAAAGCTGGTGTTGCTGACATATTTATCCCAAGAAAAATGAACGGGCTATGTGGGCTTTGGATTGAGCTTAAAGTCGGCAGGAATAAACCAACAGAAGCGCAATCTAAATTCTTAGCAGATATGATAAAAGAAGGATATGCAGCTATATGCGTATGGGGTGCAGAAGCTGCTATTTTGTTTATTAAAGAATTTTACAATATTTCAGAAAACGATACTAATTAGTTAGATTAGTTAAAGTGTACTGACACTAATCGCCATGAGAATAAAACATTTTCCTCTTTAATTTAAATCTACCATATTGATCTTTTGTGCATTCTATTTGATAAGGGGTTTTTATGTCGTCACTATTAACCATTTGACGCATAAAATAGAGGTTGGACATTTTTCTATAAAGGGAGCTAGGGTTGTTAGCGTGTTGCTTTACGAAATTATTATACAATATTGTTCGTGACTTTTCACTACTTGTAAAATAAGTTTCAAATGCCTCTCCCTCTTTGCAATTGTATTTTGCGTGTACGATTGGGTTGCTGGTGTTGCCTTGCGGTGTTACCCAATATTGTGCCGTTACAACATTCAATGTGTAGGTATTTTTGATTGCACGGGTTAGTTTTTTGTTCGGGTCTATTAATTCTGCATTGCAATTTCTACACGCACGAGCTGTTTTGTCATTTTGCGTGCTGCATTGTGAGCAATCTTTGAACTCAAAATAATATTCACAGCGCTTGTTGTTTATCATGCCTCTGCATCGTCTTGCATGGATGCTATTAGTTGTGTTGCATGTGTAACACATGAACAGGTAATCTTCTTCTTTTTCTCCGATTTTTGTTTGCAACGCTTCGTTTATGATCGGGTCGTCTATGTCCGCGTGCCTGTCTAAGTTACCAGCATAATCCAATATTAAAGCAGTTTCTTTCTCAGGATGTAGTCGAAGAACGCGCCCTATTCCTTGTATAAACAAAATCAAGCTTTCCGTTGGCCTTAGCCATGCACACACATCAAACAACGGCAAGTCAACGCCTGTAGTTAATACATTAACGTTAATTAAATACTTTATAACCCCATTTTTTGCGTCTTCGAGTATTTTTATTCGCTCTTGATGCGGGGTGTCTCCTGTCACAATTGCCCACTGCCCAGCCGGCAAACTTCTGGCGCACTCCATGCAATGATTTTTTGTTGCTGCAAAAATAAACGCACCTTTTCTGCCATTCTCAATAACACTTACAAGTTCTCGCATTATTTTTCCAGTTAACCGCTCGTCTTTTAAAATAGATTTGGTTAAATCGTTCTTATTAAATCGACCAAATTGGTCAACAGCGCATTGGCTGAAATCTATTTGTTCAGTTTTCGTAAGACCAAATTCTGGCTTTGTTAAGTATCCGTTATCAATTAGCCAGTGTGTTGATATATTTGCAATCTCTTCTTTGAATAGCTTATCGTTTCCGAATATCGATGTATTTTTGTCTCGATAAGGTGTGCCCGTGAGCCCTACGATTCTAAATGAATATTGCTCTTCTTGCGCCATTCGTCCATAATGATTAAGAATATTCATAAACATGGAGGACGGGTTATGTTGCGCAATCTGATGACATTCATCAATAATTATGAGATGAAATTTTTGCCTGCTGATTTGTTCTTTATTGCGGATACCTTGCAAAATGGAGTGTGGGGTGCCGAATATTACGCTTTCTTCAAAGCTCTTGGATTTCAGCCCAGCACTATAAATACCTGCGTGTCTATCTTGGAGCTCATACGTATGGGCATTTTGCTGTACCAGCGTGGAGTTCATCGTCAAGCACAGGCTTCTGTAGCCAGCACGAGCACAGAACAACAAAAGCTCAGCGATAACTAAACTTTTGCCTGCGCCCACTGATGCCGTGATAAGCAGCGGGTGCGCGGCTTCTCTCCATCTTTTTTTGACTTTATCAACGACTTCTTGTTGATAAGGGCGCAAAGTTTTACGCATACAATTTAACAATACTGGTCACATGGTTGATAACCACATGTTTCGCAAACAACAGGGGAGTATGTGCATCTATCTTCTATGCATTCACCATCTTCATCTACGTCTCTTTCACAATCTAAATTAGAACAAATATCTACAGCTATACGAGGCTCATCTTCATCATCATAAATGGCACAACAACCCATAAAACCCCCATAAAAATAGTTAAAATTAATTGGCATTAAAAACAACTTCAGTCCAATTTTTGTTGGAACTAATTACATTTCAATTACTTTGATTATTAATTAATCCTAAAATAAACCCACATACTATGCATGAAATATCTAACAATATAACATGAAAATAATAATTAACTACCATGGCAAATCACCTTATAACAGCATTGATTGCATGTAATAAACATTGCGTTACGATTTATTTTTTCGGGCGGTTCTTGCATTGAAGCAATATCTTTTGCTTTATTTTTCAACGCATCATAAAATTTACTATCAAAATCAACCCATTCATGGTGAAATTCGCTTGTATCTTTGTTCAATGCAATTAAAACAGCTTTGTTATAACCAGACATCCCCATGTATGTTTGTAATTGTGAGTAATACATCAAAGACCATTGTTTCAGACCTTTGTTCTTGAAGTTATTAAAACTGCTGTTTTTTGCCGTTTTAATCTCTAAAATAACAGGGTCTTCAAATTGGATTAACAATATTCCGTCGGCATGACCTTGCAATTCAGGTACATCTTCATCTTTAAAAAGAAGATAGCTATTGTCTTTATTTGGCTGCACAATGTTGATGTTGGCAAGTTTTAATATTTCGATAGGAAGCGACTCAAGTCGCTTGCCTATATTGAACGATGTGATTGTTTTATGGCTTGGCGTTGATTGGTGATTACCATGCAAGCCGTACCAAATGAAACGCTTACAATCATGCCCTATGCTGCTTGCGCCAATGTATCGACGAGGCTCTGTTTCATAAGATGACTGGATTGTTTCATTTATTATTTTTGTTAGATCCATTTTTATATCCTAAAAAGGCACATCTTCATCATTTGCTTGCTTAGCCCTTTGTCTATCAGCGTTTCTTGTTAACGCGCTTTCAACTGGGGTTCTATATTTTTTTACACCTGTTTCTGTTGTCAATCCATCTACTGCATGTACTTCCCTAACAAAATTACCATCCGATGTTGTCCCATCATCTTTAGTTATGCTGTATTCACCAATTTTTATCGATACCAATTTACCAACACAAACCCTAAGGGATTCATTAGTCGGCGCATCGTTGTTAACTGGCTGATAGTTGCATAGTTGCAAGACAAGTTTAAGAAAACTTAAATTTCTTTGTATTTTATTTGAATCTCCACTAAAACATCTTATTTTTAAACTTACTTCTCTGTTTTTAAAGTCGCCATCTTCTAATTTAAACATAACTTGATAATATTTATCAAAAGACCCCGTGTATTTGTTTTCTTTTTCAATCAGCACAAAATCTGCAATTTTTGCTTTTGCTTGTGTGCCTTCCGGGATTACAGAAAAATCACCAACAAAACTGTCTTGAGGCAATCCAGTTGGCATAACACCAGTTCCGCTTAACCAAAAATTTGACATTTTAATCTCCAAAAGTATTTATTTTAATTTTGCTACTTAATTATAATTTGCCAGGCATCATCGACACTATTGTTATAGTCATCGCCCTCACCACGATAATCAAAGCCATCTCCATCGCTTTCACCAAATACGCCACCAAAACCATCGCCATTACCATAGTCACCACCATCCCCGTCACCATCACCATCACCGGTGCCATCGCCTTCGCCATTTCCATTACCATAGCTATTAATAATGCCAGAGCCATAGCCATCTTTACTAATTCTATCAATCATTTCTAATTTGCCTTATCCACAGCCATATGTGTTCCCAAATCCATCGCCTTCGCCATCGCCATCAATATCACCAGACCCATCTAAATATCCATAGCCTCTCCCATAGCCAAGCCCAG